TTCGGTTTGGAGTGAGCCAACTCTAAAATCTGTTCTTTGATAGACAACGTCATACTAATTTATAGCACACTTTGTTTATAAAGTCAATAAAAAACCCGCCGAAGCGGGTTTGTGTTTTAGCAAGTAATTGATTACTTGAAGCTAACTTTAGCGTGAGTGATGGCCACTTTTCCTAGATAGTCGGCCGCATTTCCTAACGAAGAGGCAGTATTCGTTAATTCGACGTATCCGTAACGGGTCAAGAAGCCAACGACTGGTTCGAAAGTAGCCGGATCCAGCACAACGCCAGAACTCATCAGAGGAATATATGGGCAGTAGAAAGCAGCAGCATCAGCTTCGCTTGCGCCCTTATAACCGATTAGAACTTGGTTGTTGTCTTGCGAGGTAGCATCGCTTAGATAAGCGTCAACGTAAACACGCATAGAACCGTTCAGAGTACCAACAAACTTGGTGTTAGTTGGAGCTTCGAAAGTACCTTCAGTAGTACGGGCAAATGCGCTAGTAGTAGCAGACTGGAGGATGGTCAGTGCTTGGTTAGAGACAACAGCCCAGTTACCAGCGCCACGACGAGTGCGTTGAGCGATCAGGTTAGCAACGCGGTTGATCTGAATTGCCAGAGCAGCGTGTTCGTCACCGACGAAAGTTGCAGTACCGCTAACCAGTGACTGGTCATAGGTTTCTTCAACGTTAGCTAGGCCACGAAGGCTAGCTAAGATCTCTTGATCGATTTCAGCAGTAATTTCTTGTGCTAGAGCAGCCATGATTTCTGCTTCGATGTCAATACCTTGTTGAGATTGAGCATCTTGAGCAGCCTCAAAGGTCCAGCGAGCGCTGAGCTTACGGCTCTTAGCTTCAACTGGTGCCTTCAAGATTTGAATGCTCATACGCTTACCTGGGCGACCTTCTAGGCTAGCAGTAGTGTCAGCCTTAGGTGTTGCGTCAACGTTGTTACCAGAATAAGCAGCAGCAATCTTGAATGGGCTCAGTGCTTCTTCACCTGCTACAACATTATTACCGTCATCAGCGTAACGAACACGCAGAGTGTGGATTTGAGCCACAGGACCAGTCATCGGTTGAACACCGACGATCTCGTTAGCAATAACGGTTGGCATAACGCGACGAATAACCGGAAGAATAACGCGGTTTAGAGTAGCGATGTTACCGGTGCTGGTTGCGCCAGCAGTTGCGCTTTCAGCCAAGTAGCGACGTGTATTCTCCAGGCATACATCCATTGTTCCACGCTTATTACCTTGTAGGCCTTCAAGCAGAGCTTCTTTGGTCTCGGACCATCTTTCATTTAACAGTTGTGACATTTTTTATTGTCTCCTTGAATTTTAATTATTTTAGACCGGCTAATTTACGGATATCTAAAATGTTATCTAAGCCTACCTCAGGCTTGGCTTCGCGGTTACCAGTAACTTCGGTGCTTTCAGCAAGCATTACCTTTTTAGTAGTAACTTTGTTTTCGCCTTCCATAACAGCGGGTAGGTATTTCTCAAATGCAGCGGATAGCTTCGGTGTTTGAACACTTTCTAGTAAACTCTGCATCACCTCTCTTTTATTAGCATCCAGCGGTGCTAACATCTCAGCCATTGCAGCTTTGCGCTCCATTAAATCTTTTTGAACACGTAATTCGCGTTCTCTAGATTCAGCAATGTGTTGCTTTTCTGCGATTTGCTGTTGCGCTTCGGCAAGCTCATGTTCTTTCTTCTGAATGATCTTTAACAATTTGCTTGTTTCAGATTTTTCATTCAAGAAGCTAGCACTGAATTCTTGTGCGAATGCTTCATAAATGCGACGACCGAAATCATTGTTACGAGAACTTTCGATATCTTCTTTTAACTGACGAATTTCAGTTGTAAGTTTCTTAGTTACTGCGCTTTCAACGACCTTAGCACTACGCTTAATGAATGCGTGACGGATTTCGTCAAACTTGCTCTTAGCTTCACGTACTAGCTTAACTTTAGTTTCTGCTAAATCACGCTTGTCTTCAGCAAATTCGCCGATTTCCTTAGCTAGAGCATGTACAACAAACTGCTCTAACTTTTGGAAGTTCTCACTAACTTTCTTACGATCGCTTTGGAACTCTACTAACTCTTTACCTAATTGCTTGATAACAAACCCCTCTAACTTCTTGCTGTCAGTAGCCATCTTTTGTTGATATGCTACCTTTGCTTCTGCTAGAGTCATTCTGTCTTCGTGCAACTCGGCCATTTCTGCGGCCAATCTGTCGCTTAACATCTTGTCGATCGCCTCAACCATAACCTGCTTATCATGGTTATACTTTTGTGCGAATTCTTCACGAAGTTGAGCGGTGACTTGGTCGCGATTCTCTCGAATCCGTTGTTCGAATGCTGCTTCAACAACACTCTTTGTCTCTTCGGACATTACTCCGGATTCAACCAATTGTTTGAATGCGTCCAACATCTATTTCTCCTCGGGCTTTATTTTAGACCTTTAATAATATTCAAGAGACTTTCTTGAAGATATTTCTGGGCCTTTGGATCTTCTTTCACTTCTTGTGCGACCTTGAATGCTTTCATACCACCGCGTGTGTTCATTAAATGTTCATACACGGGAGTAGGATAAGCACCAGGTGCGCTGGGTTGGGCAACAACGTCCACAGTAATAATCTCAAAATCAGATACTTGGCCGTTTGCGTCGTTAACATTGCCGCTGCCTCGAGAACTGACTCCAAGTTTTACTCCGCTTTCGAGCATGGTGCGGATTAAATTGCCCATTGGCGTAGGAAGGATTTTCATCTTTCCATAACCGTTAGGACCTTCCATCCACATTTGAGTGATCATATGGGATACCCGGTCCAAATTTACTTTTAAATCATCAGGATGGTCCACTTCGCCTAAGACACTATAGCCATTACTAATCTGATCATTTAAAGTTTTTACTGCGCGTTCGATCTCGTTAACAGGATAAACGCGACCGTTAGCATTGCGAATGCCTCCTTGGATAGCGATACCTTTTAAATAAAGGCTTTTACCATCCTTGTCGTCACTTTCTAAAACGATTCCAGACTGGTCGAAGCTAAGTTGTTCTCTTAGATAAGAAATTGACATCCTAGTTCCTTAATTACTTTGTGTGTGGAGGAAGGAATTGCTTCTTAGTCTCTGGAGCGATGCTAGTTTGACCAGCCTTTTCGCCAGTACCAGAACCTACAGGGCCTGCGCTCTTGTTGTTGCCTGGATAACCCGAACCTTGTTTGTTTAGATCAGATCCAGACTTCATCTTAGCATTTGCGCTACCGGCAATGTTCTTTTCAACACCTTTGGTAAATTCGCCGCCGCTCTTAACTAATCCACCTACTTTACCTTTAGGGCTAGTACCGTCTTCGTTAGAAGTTGCGCTCTTAGCTAAAATGTTCTTAGCATCAGCACCGGTTGTCGGCTTACCTTTTCCAGAACTAATCGGACTGCGTGTTGCTCCGGCTGCGCTCATTTTATCACCAGTGTTAGCACCGGCAACATCACCGCTTGGTTTAGCAACAGTCTCGCGATACTCGCGTAAGCCCATCATTTCGTCTGTGGTTTCTTCGTCGTCTTCTTCTCCGCCAAACTCTGCATCTGCATCGCTTTCTTCGTCACCGAACTCGGCACCCATGTCGTCGGCACCGGCTTCGCCGCCGTGAGCAGCTTCTAAATCAGCAAATGCTGCTTCAAGTTCAGCAATGGCGTTTTTAATATCAAAAATTGCGCTTTCTTCGTCGCCACCTTCGCTATCAGCTTCGACATCACCTAACATGTCATCAGTAGCATCTCCACCAAATTCTTCGCCGCCTTCATCGCCGCCGAAGTCATCGCTGTCGTCACCGTCCATCATGTAGCTGTCTTCTAGCTCTTCGACGCCTTCGTCCATTTCCTCGTCGTCTTCAACGCCTTCGTCCATTTCCTCGTCGTCTTCGACGCCTTCGTCCATTTCCTCATCTTCTTCTGCCTCTTCGGCAATCATGTTCTCATAAATCTCACGAGACTTCTCTACAACAATTTCATGGAACAGCTCATTGGCTTTATCCATTTCTTCGTTAACAAGATAATCTAGCAATTGTTCAAATTTTGTTGACATCGCATGTTCTCCTTAAAGTGGTTGCGGCAATATGTACCTGTATTTACAGATGATCTAGTTTACTTATGTGAAATAGGCCAAAAACGAACCGTTTTTGGCGCAAGATAATAGGAGTTTATCCCGGATTGATTTTTTGTCTAAAATATTTAGTTTTGAGACCAAGATATTATCAGGTCTGTTATTAAACAGCGGCCTCCGGTGGCGGAGCGGCGTACATCTTGCGAACTAATCCAAGCTCTTGTTGTCGCTCCTTATCTCTTGCTTCACTGGCTTTGCGTAATTCGTTTAACATTTTTAGTGTTAGGCGAGTTTTACGAGTATCCGTGTTACGCAGGACAGAAGTATCGTTTTGGCTAACATATCTTCCGTCGTCAACAGGTTCGGAAGTTTTGTTGTCGAAATAAATGAACTCTCTTAGTAGCATGATTTTATTTATTTCAAATTGTAGGTGCTGACCCTGCTCCCTCCGGGCTTCCGGCTGCTCCAGGCATTGCTTCAGTCGGGGCTGCTCCTGCTGGAGGAACTTCACTAGTAGCGCCTTCTAGTCCAGTTAGATCTCCCGATATATTATTCGCCGTAACTCCCTGAGAACGTAGTTCGGCACTAGCACTAAGACTTACATCAGTATCAATGTTTTCTTCTTGCCAGAATTTTTCGTTTTCTGCCATTTCTTCAGCAGTTAAACCTAAGAATCGCTTCATAGCAAAACGCTTGCTGATAAAGGGAACAGCTACCATTGAGCCGAATGTATTAACCCGGGCTGTGTCCATTTCGGCTTGTCTATATGAAGCGAAATTCTGAGGAGGATTAAATTTAACATCAAAAATATTGTTATCAACATTGATACCTTTATTATGAAGATATAACTTAAACTCGGTATCGAAGGTTTCGTTAATTAAACTTTGGAGGCGTTCGCAGTATTTGTTGAATCGCAATTCTTGAATGTATGCTGTTCCAACTCGACCATCATTGAAGTTAGATCCTCCGTCGTCAGAGCCGGTAGGAAGATAAGAGCTAGGTATGCGTAAAGCACGAAACAGCTTATTAGTAAAATACTTAAGATCATCGATCTCTCCTAAGTTAGTTCCGCCTGGCAAAATTTCAACTTTTGACCCGCGGCCTTCTGCCGTTTGTGGGAAAAAGTAATCTTC